CTTCCCCGTGTCATGACCTTTTGGTTCTTTTTTGTTAGTTTAACGTATTGCCGTTTGATGACGACGTTGCCAACCCTGAACAAAGTATTTAAGAATCGTTCAGATCGCTCAGAACCATTAATGTCTTCCCACCAACGACGATAGAACTTTTGGGCATTACTATCAGCATGGACCAAGCTAATGCCTTGAGACCCAAAATCGCCCATTAAGTCGATCACATTCTTAATGATGCCGACTTTATCGTATGCGGTCATACAGCGTTGCATGATCTCTTGTTGATGGTGAGGTGGCTCCTCACCCGTGCGGAATCCGTAATAGTCATTTTTACTATAACTATCCCGAACTGAAATTCCGGGTTCCATACTCAGGAAGGTCCGACTGGAAGCGGTAGCGGACGGCAGCCCTGCATAAGACTCAATATTGGCAGAGGCCTGCTCAAGAGCGTCTTTATCATTCATATCAATGTAAAGACTCTTGGCGGTTTTGAGATTTTCTGTATCTTCTTTAGACATGGTCTAACCTTATTAGGATTACAATTAAACTACCTTATGGGTAATACACCGTTTTCAATAGACATCGTTCATTTTGTCGGTATACCAGTTAGGACCCAAGAAAATAGCATCTGTTTTTTTGCTACTGGACCCCACGTCTGCGAATCCGCCATAGCTTTCATAGCCATCTTGAATTTTAGCATTACGAGTTTGCCTCGCTGCCATATTAGCCATTAAAAGAGAAGAATAACGGTCCTTTCTAATCCTATCCTTTTTGCCCACACCTGTCTTTACTTCTGGGGTATTCCAATGGTCCCTACCCGTAGCAGTCTGGCGGATTTCAATAAGGCACAGTTCGTCCTTTAATGCCTCAATTTCCATAACACAATCCTCTAATGTGTCATAAGTCCGGTTAAGTGCTTTGTCTTGCTCAATTGATAGTCCGATTGTTATAGGATCAAATCGGGGGAATAAAAGAACCTTATCCTCAAAGTCTTTTCTCAATCCGTGGTTAGCTTCTGCCAGCCAGTCATACTTGGCAAACTGGCACAACTCCAGAATATGAAGACCTTGCTCATCATCAGTAAGCTTTTCTTTATCTTCATCAATAGTGGGCCAGATGGGAAGTTCCCCAGGGAGAAGCCTAATAGGGTCATGTAAGGCCTCAGAGACAGCGATACCGCCACCTTGAGCATCCATAGCTATATGAATGGTGGGAAATGCCCCCATCAAGTCACGGATACGTCTGGCACAGTAAGCATAGAAGTCGCCCTCTTCTGTTAATCCCCTCTTGAGTCTTTCATTATACTCTTTGCGATTGGTAGTCCAGACATGAGCAATTCGCCTATGGTCTGGATTAACCTCTAAAACAACAATTGAAAAGTTGTCAACTTCAGAGGCCGGGTCAACACCAATAATATATTGCTTACCAATTTCCCCTTTTAATGATGGGTCGAAATATAATTCTCCGGTCGGCAATTTAATAGGCTTGGCTTCAGAGCCTGTACAAGACTCAATCAGGGTTCTCTTAAAGAATCCGGCACTATCTGTACAGAAAACAGCATTGAATTCCATCAGATAAATGCCGTTATGAACCGTGGCCTTAGATCGGGCAACTTGAGCATCATCCATGAAACCTTTAGGGATTAGCTCAAAGGGCATTCTAATGACTGAGTAGTCCCGCCAATTGAAACTGTCTGGGATTTCTTCATCGCCAAACGTCTCTTTTAGCTTGACAGGATCGCCCTTGCTGTTAATAATGGACTTCCACCGCTTCCAATAGATGGAGAAGTGGTTAAAGTCGTAGTAGGCGGTTCCCGATAGGACGATCTGGTTACCAAAGTCCTCATCAGCGAAGTTTTCTTTTAAAATAGATAGGTCATAGCCTTTCTTTTTTGCCAGCTTTGTAGCTGCTGCCAATTTTACTCCTTCAGAAGGAGAGGCCGAGACAGCACCAAAGCCAGCAATGACGTTTTCGAAGATTTCACGGCTTTGCGATGCAAATTCGTCCGATACAATGTCGTTCGCTCTTAATCCACGGATCTTGGACCCGTCACCCACAGGGATTGCGGTTACAACACTACTATTGATAATCATCCTACACATATCTATATCTCTACGAGGTCCACTATTAGAATCGCAAAGATCTCTTAGTATGGGGGCCTTTTTCCAAATTGACTCCATATACTCATGTAGAAACTTAGATTGACGAAATGCTGCCCCTACGACTACGATTTTTCTATTGGGCATAATCATTGCCCGCATTAGAGAGTAGAGGGATAGTAGAAATGTCTTACCAACGCCTCTAGAGCCGATCAACATCGGAAATTTCCGCTTCCATATCTCTTCAAGCATCATCCCCTGAAAAGGAACAAGGTCGATATTTAGAATGTTCTTACATAGAAAACAGAAGTACTCAGGCTGAATCATTAACCAAGTAAAGGTCTTATAGAATTCTTCTGGATCATCTGTAGTAAGTAAATCAAGAGGTTTAGCTAAATCCCCCTTTTCGTATTGAATATTTAGCCAAGCATCATTAAGTTCTTCAAGAATCTCTACACGTAGTCGTTCAGCCATTAGGTCCACCCAGACTTATATCAATTCCCGTATGTAGCAGAACCCTACCGGAAATGAATGACGTTATTTGCACTCTTTTTATACTAATCCCATATTCTTCCATCCTACGATCTACCAATGAGGTAATTTCCCTATTCATCCTTGTCCTGTCGTCCATTAGTTCGTCCAAGGTCTTTCTTGCCGTATAGCGACAAATCAGACCCATCGTCTCATCGTCTATTTGATCCGTTACCTCATAAGCCTTGGCTATCGCTGTAACCACGTCAGTGATCTCGTACGACACGACAGCTCTTAACTTGACTGGCTTGCCGTCCAGGGTAGTTAAGTCTTGTTCTAAGGTATACAGGGACTGCCTAACGACAGGTAGCAAGTAATAAGAGGAGAAGAATGGGATATACCAATAACGGCCTGGTAAAAGAAGAAGGGTATGCTTCATTCCTTTAAATTTCACGCCTTGGTGTGTAGGTTCTACGAGGATGCGGCGGGGAATTAAATCCCCTATCACTTTTACTAGCTCACCAAGCCATTCTAAATAAGAAAACAAGATATTACCCCTTTTCGTGATGTTTTACCCAAGTATCCCTGATCAATTGGGCAGCATACTGTTCTGCCTCTACCTTGTTCGCACAATATACAAACTCGATATCGTATTTATCAGTAATCTCATTAATAAGCTTTCGAAAGAATCCAGACCCTCCTCTAATATACTTTTGTTTTGACTTTGGAATTCCGGAGTTAGCTGGAAAAGTATAGTTATTCTCCTCCGGGAATTCACAAAGGATGATTGCTTTCTCAACCTGTTCTAATTTGTCCAGTTCCCTATAGAAACGTTCTTTCATCGTACCCTTCGCCAAATTTCCGTACAGCTCGCCCGTACTGGCCTTTCGTTCAATGGCGAGAATATCTTCCAAACCTTCGGCAGAATAGTCACCAGCATCGAGCTTTCTGAACTCAGTTGTGATATACTCTCCTGTCGCCAGGTACGGGGCGACTTCAAAAAATGGTTTCTGCTCCCTCGTGTCTATCAGGATATTTATCATTTTTTCTCATTCTTAGCTATGATTGATTTAAACAGGCCCACGAAGAAAGACTCTTTCCCATTAATTGAGTCGTGACACTTCCTGCAAAGCGTAATCATGTTAAAGACCTCATATCGCAGCCAGGCTGCGTCACTCCAGCGTTCCAGGTGATGAACCTGTAATTTTTTCCGACATTTACATCCCGGCATCTGACAACGACGTTTATCCCGCTTTAAGACCTGTAGTCTGGCGGCTTTATATACGGGATCTGAATAATCTCTTTTTGTCACAGGACTCACTTATGGATCGTAGAGCTATTAAAGATGTATTTTATGCAAAACTTTTTAATAATTGTGCATATAGCTTGTATAATGAAATGAATGACTATTTTCCAAGATTTAATAAAACCTATTGCTTCAATTCCCCCCAACATCATCGTGAGGATCTTGAAAAAAGAGGTTACAATAATGAGAAACCCTGGGATATGTTTTCAGAACACAACCCAACTGGTAGTCCCTAATCATAACTAAAAGTCCCAGCTCCCGGATCTGCCGTCCTTATTGACATGCCTTCTTCTTTTACTCGAATTACCTGATAGATAACATTCCCCTTCTTTACCATTTCCCGAATCTGTCTCTGACGAGGATTCTCTTTTGAATCGCCCGTCTTAAATTCGACCAGTACCACTTGGTCGCCTTCAAAGTCAAATACGACCATATCAATAGGAGAACCTAAAAATCTTACTTCTTTTGGATCATACGGAAAATCTTGTAGATATGGAGCAAATTGTTCGCATATTTGTCCTGTTCGCACTTCTGTGGATTTTGTTTTTGATTTTAAGTCGGAAGTTTCCCTCATGAGGATTATATTGGCCCCTTTTAGCTCTTTAATCTCCTGACTTAAACTTAGAATCAGGAAACACCCAAAAGAGAAAAGTCCAATTGCTATTAATGTATAAATAATAATACTCATACTTCCGCATCCACCATCTCTTTGACCAGAGACTCGAAGGTATACGATGGCTTCCATCCAAACGTTTCTCGTGCCTTTTTACACGAGCCTCTCAAGTAGTCTACCTCTGCCGGACGATAGAACTTGGGATCGACCACGACGAAGTCTTCCCAATCGGTAATACCTACGTGGTTGAAGGCGGCTGTTAGGAATTCCCGAATAGTATGGGTTTCACCCGTGCAGAGCACGAAATCGTCTGGTTTGTCCTGTTGAAGAATCTTATGCATTCCTTCCGCATAATCTTTGGCGTGTCCCCAATCCCGACTGGCATCCAGGTTGCCCAACCGGAGCTTAGGGAACTTTTCAGTAATAGAGCCATCACCGCCTAAGCTTTCTGGCGATATCTTTAGCACATTATCTGGATCTGAAGAAGTATCGTGTTGTTGACTGTCTATGTGACTTGTCCATCGGATGAATTCCCCAATCCACTTGGTAATCTTCCGGGTAACAAACTTGTCACCTCTACGAGGCGACTCATGATTGAATAGGATGCCTGCGGCGGCGTAGATACCGTATGACTCACGATAGAGACGTACAAGATGGTGTGAAGCAAGCTTTGCTACTGCGTAGGGGGACTGAGGTTGCATTTTAGTATTCTCGTCTTGATATTTCTCC